TTTGAACAGACACAACAGGAACTCTCTAACCTGCTAGATCGTAAGGAGCATAAAGATGACTAAGTACGCACTTCAAGAGAAGTACAGGGAGGAAGAGCAAAAAGAAAAAGAAGAAGAAAAGAAACAGGTCCGAGCGGAAAATATTACCGAGGACCAAGTATCAAAACTACCACAACCATCCGGTTGGCGATTATTAGTTTTACCTTTTACCCCTAAAGATAGGACCAAAGGTGGAATTATTATTGCACAAGAATCTTTAGATAAGTTACGTATCGCAACAAACTGTGGTTATGTTATTAAAATGGGACCACTATGTTATCAAGATACAGAAAAGTTTACATCAGGTCCCTGGTGTAAAGAAGGCGATTGGGTTATTTTCGCCAGATACGCAGGCTCACGATTACCAATTGAAGGTGGTGAGGTGCGCTTACTAAACGATGATGAAGTCCTTGGAACTATCAATAACCCCGAGGATATCCTTCACCATATATAAAAACATAGGAGACAACTATGCCTGAAGAACTGAAAAGAGAAGAGCCAATGATTGATGTTGGCGAGACCGAAGGTGCAGAAATTGATTTAGATTCACCGAAGGTCGTTGAAGAGAAAGAAGAATTAGACGTTGTTCAAGAAGAACAAACGGCTTCAGGGGAAGAACAAGAAGATAAAGAAGAGAAAAAAGAGGATGAACTTAGCGAGTATAGCGAAGGCGTTAAAAAACGTATTGCTAAACTCACTCGAAAAATGCGTGAAGCAGAGCGTCAAAAAGAAGAAGCGATTGCTTATGCACAATCTATAGCTCAACAACAAAAACAGCTACAGTCAAGATTTAAAGATTTAGATACAAACTATGTATCAGAATTTGAAAATCGAGTTCAATCCAATCTAGAAGCAGCAAAAATCAAATTAAAAAATGCTATTGATAATCAAGATGTAGACGGCCAAATCGCTGCACAGACTGATATAGCACGATTAACAATGGATGCTGCTAGACTTAATCAAGTGAAATCACGTCAACCAAAGGAACAACCTGCTCAAGAACAGCCTGTTTATCCTCAGCAACAGCAACAATCGTATGCGAATGCTCAGACTATTAGACAAGCTGCTCAAACAATGGACCCGAAAGCCGAGTCCTGGGCCGAGAAAAACCCTTGGTTTGGTACCGATTCTGCGATGACTTATACTGCTTTTGATATTCACAAGCAGTTGACAGAAGATGAAGGGTATGATCCTAGTAGTGATGAATATTATGCGGAAGTAGATAAAAGAATAAAGCTTGAATTTCCCCATAAATTTGCTACAACAGAAAATACTACAAAAGAGAAACCTTCTCAAACCGTAGCATCAGCCAAACGTCCAGCTACCACAGGACGCCGCAAAACTGTGAAACTCACACCTTCACAGGTAGCAATAGCTAAGCGATTAGGTGTGCCACTTGAAGAATATGCGAAACAATTAATCGCGAAGGAGGCGTAAAAGCATATGGAAGATAAAAAAATAGACAAGACTTCTCGCGCGAGTGAAACTAGGGCTAAAGATGTTAGACCTCAAGTTTGGACTCCCCCATCATCACTAGACGCACCACCTGCGCCTGACGGATACCGTCAACGTTGGATAAGAGTCGAGAGTATGGGTTTTGACGATACTAAAAACGCAGCCGGAAAATTACGTTCTGGTTGGGAATTTGTTCGAGGAGACCAATACCCTGAAGAAAATTATCCAGTCCTCAAAGAGGGTAAATACGCAGGAGTAATAGGAGTTGGTGGCCTTGTGCTGGCAAGGATACCGGAAGAGCTCGCGAAGCAACGGGAGGACTACTATAATAGTAGAACAAAAGACCGTGAAGACGCTGTCAACAACGATCTCTTGAAGGAACAGCACCCAAGCATGCCTATCAACCAAGATAGGCAGAGTCGTGTAACTTTTGGTGGCTCAAAGAAAAACTAATCTCTTAGTTATTTCTTAGGCTACCAGCTATATACTTTAGGAGGTATAAAAATATGGCAAACTCAACAACAGCCTTTGGTTTAAGACCATTAGGCAAAGTTGGTGGAGCATATGCAGCTGGGAGTCAATCTGAGTATGAAATAGCAAGTGCGCAAGCATCTTCTATCTTTCAGGGTGACTTGGTAGCTCTATCAGGTGGATACATTGTACCCGTACAATCATCCGCAACTGGTAGTATCTTAGGTGTCTTTAACGGATGCTTAATTGAAAGCGACCCATCAACAGGCAAACCAACTTTCAGAAACAACTACACACAAACAACTGTGACTGAAGGTAAGATCAAGGCATTCATCATCGATGATCCTGATCAATTGTACTTAGTAAAATCAACAGGTACTGCTACAGGTATTACATCTGTCGGTACTGCATTTGACATTAACTATGCAGCAGGCGATAGCATAAACGGTATTTCCGGTGTGACATTGGATCTTGCTTCATCTACAGGTGGTCAAATGTTAATCGTGGGACTTGATAGTGATCCAACAAATGAAGTAGCAGCAGCTAGCGAAAACTTCATTGTGAAAATTGCTAAAGGTCAACAGCTAATATAGGAGATTTAAATTATGGCTATATCAAGATCACAACTAGCTAAAGAGCTAGAGCCGGGTTTAAATGCACTATTTGGCCTGGAGTACAAAAGGTACGAAAACGAACACGCTGAAATCTTTGATACAGAAACTTCTGATCGAGCATTCGAAGAAGAAGTAATGTTATCAGGTTTTGCTAACGCAGCAGTAAAAGCAGAAGGTGCCGGCATTGCATATGACCAAGCACAAGAAACTTTCACTTCACGTTATACACACGAGACAATCGCTCTTGCATTCTCTATCACAGAGGAAGCAATTGAAGATAACTTGTATGACAGATTAGCTTCTAGATACACAAAGGCTCTTGCCCGTTCTATGGCTAATACAAAGCAAGTGAAAGCTGCTAACGTATTAAACAATGCGTTCAACACTAATTACTTAGGCGGAGATGGAAAAGAACTTTGTTCAACTCTTCACCCAACAATTAGTGGTACTGTAAGCAACGAATTAGGAACATCTGCTGACCTTAACGAAACATCTTTAGAGCAGTCATTAATTGACATTGCTGCTTTCACAGATGAAAGAGGTCTAAAGATTGCTGCTCAAGGTGTGAAATTAATCATTCCTTCAGCATTACAATTCACCGCTGACAGACTAATGAACTCTGCTAACAGAGTCGGAACTGCTGACAATGATATTAACGCAATCAGAAACATGGGGATGATTCCTCAAGGTTATGTAGTCAACCACTACTTAACTGATGATGATGCGTTCTTCATTAAGACAGACGTACCAAACGGTATGAAGCATTTCGAAAGATCACCTATCAAAACTGCAATGGAAGGTGACTTTGATACAGGTAACATGAGATACAAAGCTAGAGAGAGATACAGCTTCGGTTGGTCTGACTTTAGAGGTATCTTCGGATCACCTGGTGTATAATACGTACTAGAAAACTACTTTTAAAAGGGGCCTTCGGGCCCCTTTTTTTATGGGATATTCTCTTGACTTTATGGGAAAAAAGAGTATAAGATTAAGGCGGTTTAGTAATATATCGAAGGAGGTATATAATGACCGCTCTATCACAGTCCCTTATTGCTGAGAAAATCAAGCTAGAATCTCAGTGGAATTCTCAATATTTGTCTGCTGGTAAAGAAACTCTTGAAATGAAATCGATTGAAGAACGTATCAAAAGAGTTGTAGCAAAATTGAGATGGAGAGATTTAGATAAATATGAGAGTCCTTTATTTATTCCAATTAAATAGATTACTTGCGCTCATAGAAAAATTTCTATAGTATTTTAACCACTATACAATTAACTAGAATACTGACGCGTATAGTCGACGGCCTAGAGACAGTATTCAAAAACTAGGAGGTTAACAACTATGGCAAACTCAACTTTTTCAGGACCAGTCATATCTAAAAATGGTTTTATTACCACTGGCCCAGGAATTACAAAAGCACTTACTGCTAATACAACATTAACAGTAAATGATCATGCCGGAAGAATCTTATTACTTCAAGATGCTGACGGTATTTTTACACTACCAAGCATTAAGGATACTGCAAACTCAGCAGTAGCTGGTCCAACAGATTATAACAACTTAAGTAACATTGGTGCTAGCTGGTATTTCTATGTAGATATCACAGCTACTGATATTCAGATTGTTACTGATGGTACAGATAAATTTGTTGGTGCATGTGCAATCGGATTATCCGGAAGTACAGTTTCTACTTTCTTCCCTGGCGCATCCAATGACGTATTATCAATGAATGGTACTACAACCGGCGGTATTGTTGGTTCAGTTCTTCAAATAACAGCTTTACAAAGTGCACAATATTTAGTGCATAACTCACTGTTACTTGGTTCTGGATCACTAGCAACACCGTTTAGTGACACTTAATATTAATTAATTTATGTGGGTCTTCGGACCCACATAAAATTTAAGGAGCCTAATATGAGTTATAAATCAGATGTTAAACCGGTTGTCTTAACAACCGATGGTGTAGCATTTACTGGTAGAACTCGTCTTCGTGGATTAATGGTTCAGTCAACCGGCTCTTCCGGAAGTGCTATTATAAATACATTAGATGCGACTGGAGCGACAACTGCTGCATCTACATCAACAGGTGTTTATATAAAAGTACAAGTTGGAGCAGGTGGAACAGAAACATTAAATCTTCCTGAAGACGGTGTTTTATATGCAGATGGAATTGGCTCAACAGCTATTTCTAATGTATCTGTAACATTATTTATCGATAAGTAATGGCCACATCAGGAACCACATCTTTCGATTTAGAAATCGATGATATAATTGAAGAGGCGTACGAGCGTTGCGCGATTAGAAGCTCCCGTTCGGGATATGATATCAAAAGCGCTCGTCGTTCTCTCAACATCCTATTTTCAGAATGGGGAAATAGAGGAGTTCATCTTTGGAAAGTAGCTTTACAAACAGATACTTTAGTTCAAGGACAAGCTAACTATACAACCCCTTCTGATTGTAGTGATGTATTAGAAGCTTATTATCGCAATAATTCAACACCTGCGGCACCTGTAGATCAAACACTCAGTAAGATTGACCGTTCTACTTATGCAGCAATTCCTAACAAATTATCACAAGGTGTTCCTTCTCAGTATTATGTTGATAGACAAAATAATCCTGTTGTTTATTTATATCAAACACCGGATTCTTTACATTCGGGTTCCAGTTATCAACTGCAATATTATTATATTAAAAAGATTCAAGATGCGGGTGCTTATACCAATACCGCTGATGTTTATTATACTTTTATACCTTGTATGGTATCTGGATTAGCTTACTATTTAAGTATGAAAGTTAATCAACAATTAACCTCTAATTTAAAAATGATTTATGATGATGAGATGACCAGAGCATTAAATGAAAACGGTCAGCGAACCTCGGTCTTCTTATCACCCAGAACATATTTCCCAGGGACCTAAATGAGTACATTTGCAAAAGGAAGATACGCTCAAGCGATTTCAGACCGAAGCGGTCAAGCATTTCCGTATCGAGAAATGCTCAAAGAATGGAATGGTTCTTTTGTTCATCGTTCTGAGTATGAAAAGAAA